CGAGCATCCCGGCCTCTGAGCGCGATCCGCTCTTGCCTCAGAAGCTCAAGGCCGAGGCCGGCGCGATCCTCTCTTGGATGATCGAGGGCTGCCGCGAGTGGGCCATCCACGGCCTGCAGCCGCCCCAGATCGTCAAGGAAAGCACCGACCACTACCTGGGCGCCGAGGACAGCCTGCAGCAGTGGCTCGACGAGTGCTGCGATGTCGGCACCGGATTTGCCTCATCCAAGGCCCTGTTTAGCAGTTGGGCCCGCTGGTGCGAGGAGTCTGGCGAGTTCGTCGGCACCATGAAGCGGCTCATGGCGAAGCTGGAAAGTCGCGGAATCAGCACGGGCCAGAAGTTCAAGGGGCAGCGCGGGTGTCTCCGCATCATGGTCAAGAATGAGGAAAGCAACCTGCTGTAATCCGTCCAATCCGTCCAAAGTGTCAACAGTTGCCGCATTTTGTGGACGGATGGACGCTTCGGACGGGTTCTAAGGTAAGTCTCTACACGTGTGCGTGTACGCATGCGCACACATAAGAAAACAATCCCGAGAACCCGCCCAATCCGCCCGATCCGTCCAAGCGTCACTGTTGCGAATTTTTCACCACCTGCTTACCATCCCGCATCATGAATGCTCCCGTCATCAAAAAGATCCCGGTCGCTGCCCTCGTGCCCTACGAGCGCAATGCCCGCACGCATTCGCCCGAGCAGGTCGAGCAGATCGCCCGTTCCATCCGCGAGTTCGGGTTCACGAGCCCGCTGCTGGTCGACGAGCAGGGCCGCATCATCGCGGGCCACGGCCGCCTGCTGGCGCTGAGCTCCCTCGGCGAGACTGAGGCCTCGTGCATCGTTCTGTCGGGCCTGACGGATGCCCAGCGGCGCGCCCTGGTGATCGCGGACAACAAGCTGGCCCTCAACGCTGGCTGGGACACTGAGCTGCTGGTGGCCGAGCTGAAGGAGCTGCAGCTCGAGGGCTTCGACGTCTCCCTCACGGGTTTCTCGGCGGCCGAGCTGGCGGAGTTCTTCCTCGAGCTTGCGCCCGATCGCGACCCTGACGAGGTGCCCGAGCTTCCGGCCGAGCCCGTCACCAAGCCCGGCGACGTGTGGCGTCTGGGCGCTCACCTGGTGATCTGCGGCGACTCGACCGACGTGTGCACGCTTGGCCGCGTCATGGGCAACGCCCAGGCCGATGCCGTGATCTGTGCTGAGGCCACCTGGACGGATCCGCCCTACAACGTCGCCTACGAGACGAAGGCGGGGAAGATCGCCAACGACGACATGAAGGACGGCGAGTTCCTCGACTTCCTCACCTCGGCGTTCTCGTCCGTCTGGACCTGCATGAAGCCCGGCGCGGCCATCTACGTGGCCCATGCTGACGGTGAGCCGGGCCTTTCCTTCCGCACGGCCTTCCGGGCCGCTGGCTTCAAGCTCTCCGGCTGCCTCATCTGGCGCAAGGACAAGTTCACCCTGTCCCGCTCGGACTACCAGTGGCAGCACGAGCCCATCCTCTACGGCTGGAAGCCTGGCAGCGCGCATCGCTGGTACGGAGGCCGCAAGGAGACGACGGTCTGGGATCTCGGCGACCGCTCGCCCTTCGTGCGCCTCGAGGACGGCCGCTGGCAGCTGACCGTCGGCAATCAGACTATGATCGTGGCAGGGGACGTGCGCGTCTCTGAGGTGGTGCCCACGGTCATCGATGAGCCCAAGCCCAAGCGCAACGGCTCGCACCCCACCATGAAGCCCGTGGCCCTGATCGAGCGCATGCTCAAGCACTCGGCCAGGCCCGGCGACCTGATCCTTGACCCGTTTGGCGGCAGCGGCTCGACGCTGATCGCGGCTGACCGGCTCGGCATGGAAGCCCGGCTGTGTGAGCTGGATCCGCGCTACGTCGATGTGATCGTCAAGCGGTGGGAGGACTACACCGGCCGCAAGGCTGTGTTGGAGACGACCCATGACTGAGCCCAAGAAGCAGCACGGCGGGGCCCGGCCTGGCGCAGGCCGCAAGCCCCATCAGCCGACTCCTGAGCAGCGCAAGACCGTCGAAGCCCTGTCCGGCTACGGCGTGCCCATGCCCGAAATCTCGGCCGTTGTTGGCGTGGACGAGAAGACCATCCGGGCCCACTACCAGGCCGAGCTGATGCAGGGCCGGGCCAAGGCCAATGCCGCGGTGGTCAAGCGCCTGCACGAGAAGGCAGCCAAGGACGGCGACACCACGGCCCTCATCTGGTGGACCAAGTCCCGCATGGGCTGGTCGGAGAAGCAGCAGGTGGAGCACTCGGGCCCCGATGGCGGCCCGATCAAGCACGACGTGTCGCTGGATCCCAGCGAGGCCTACAAGCGCATGCTCACCCCTCATGGCTGACTTCGACTGGAAGAACCCCGACTATGCGCCGGTGTGGACTGAGCGCATCGAGCGGCTGAAGCGGCTGCGCTCCGATCCGGCGATCCTGGCCGGCGTGAAGGCCTTCTACGCTGACCACCCGGTCGAGTTCATCACCGACTGGATGTGCACCTTCGACCCGCGGAACGTGGAGCGCGGCATCGAGGCCGTGACGCCATTCCTGCTGTTCCCGCGGCAGGCCGAGTACGTGCGCTGGGTGGTGGAGCGCTGGCAGGGCCGCGAGGATGGCCTGGTCGAGAAGTCCCGCGATGCCGGCGTGTCCTGGCTGTGCGTGGCCATCGCGGTGTGGATGTGGCTGTTCAAGCCTGGCGTCGTGGTCGGTTTCGGCTCTCGCAAGGAGGAGTACGTCGACAAGCTGGGCGATCCGAAGTCGCTGTTCTGGAAGATCCGCGAGGCGATCAAGCTGCTGCCCGTCGAACTGCAGCCAACGGGCTACGACGAGCGCAAGCACGCGCCCAGCATGCGGATCGTGAACCCGGAGAACGGCAGCACGATCATCGGCGAGGCTGGCGACAACATCGGCCGCGGCAACCGCACCTCGATCTACTTCAAGGACGAGTCGGCCTTCTACGAGCGGCCCGAGTCGATCGACGCGGCGCTGTCCCAAACCTCGAACTGCAAGATCGACGTGAGCACGCCCAACGGGGCGGGTAATCCGTTCTACCGCAAGCGCATGGGCGGCAAGATCCCGGTCTTCGTGTTCGACTGGCGCGACGACCCCCGCAAGGATCAGGCCTGGTACGACAAGCAGAAGGCCACGCTGGATGCCGTGATCGTGGCCCAGGAAATCGACCGCGACTACACGGCCTCCGTGTCGAATGCCTTCATCCCTGGCGATGCGGTGACCGAGGCCATGGGCCGGGGCCCGGCTGACGTGCAGGCCCTGGGCCCGCTGCAGTGTGCGGTCGACGTGGCCCGCTTCGGTGACGACAAGAGCGTGATCACGTTCCGGCAGGGCCGGGTGGTGTTCCCTCAGATCGTCTTCGGCCAGGCCGATGTGGTGGACGTGGCCGGTCGTGTGAAGGACGCGTGCGATGCCTGGCGCATGCCGGTGGCCCAGATCGCTGTCGACACCATCGGCATCGGGGCGGGCGTGGCCGACACGCTGCGCCGGCAGTTCCCCCGAGGCGTGGTGGTCGACGTGAATTCGAGCGTGCGGCTGTCCGATGGGCAGAACTACAACCTGCGGGCCCGCATGTGGCGCGACATGCGTGAGTTCATCAAATCCGGCGTCAGCCTGCCAAAGGATCCTGAGCTGGCTGCCGAGCTGACCGCGCTGCAGTACCAGTACCGCGGCGGAGAACTGTTGATCGAGGCCAAGGATGATGCGAAGAAGCGGGGCGTGAAATCGCCCGACCGGGCCGATAGTCTTGCGCTCACCTTTGCCGTGCCTGTTCGCTCTACTGGCTCAACCGGTGTAGAGTCACGGGCAATCACTGACTACTCGATGTTTGACTGAGAGGTGCCCCATGGGTGGACTGTTCCGACCGAAAATTTCCATGCCTCCCGCTCCGCCTCCGGCTCCGACCGTGAACCAGGAGATCGTCGATCGCCAGCTGCAGGACGTGATGCGCCGTCGCAAGGGCTCGGCTGCCGGCGTGACCGGTGCAGCGTCCCTTGGCACTACGGCCGGTTCTGTGGCCACCAAGGATCTGCTGGGTGGCTGACATGTCTGGCATCATCGGCCGCGTTTCCGGCGGCATCACTCAAGCGGTCGACCAGAAGGCTGGTCTCCCTGGCTTTGCCGGCATGTGGGCCCGCGGCATGGCGGCGTCGCGCTTCTATCAGCCCGGCGACACGTCGGCCGCTGCATCGCCTGCACCTTCTGGCCAGGCGTCTTCTGGCACCCAGCCCATGGGTGGATCCGCGCCTCAGCAGCGCAAGCGCCAGGCCGGCGCGCAGAGTCTGGCCAGTACTGACATTCTTGGAGGCTGATCCATGGCAGACACCCGTGCGAGTGAAATCCTCGACATGCACGCTCGCATGGCCAACCAGCGCGAGCACTTCGAGAAGGTGTGGGATGACATTGCCGAGCGCGTGGCGCCCCGCAAAGCCGAGTTCAAGCGGCGCAACACGGCGCAGACGACCAAGGGCAAGCAGCGCACCGAGAAGATGTTCGACGCGGTGCCGGCGCTGGCCCTGGATCGCTTCGCGGCGGCGTTCCATTCCCTGGTGACGCCCCGCAACCAGCAGTGGCACAAGGTCAAGACCGCGAACGAGGAGCTGGCCGAAGACACCGACGTGCAGCGATACCTGGACGAGGTGAACCGTCGGCTGTTCGCTGCGCGCTACGCTGGCAACTTCGACAACCAGGTGCACGAGTGCTATTTCGACGCGGGCGCGTTCGGCACCATGGGCCTGTTCGTGGCCGACATGCCGGGCCAGAAGATCCTCTACCGCTCCGTGCCGATCGACCAGCTGTTCATCGCTGAGAACGAGCACGGCCAGGTCGACGTCGTGCATCGCTACTTCTGGATGACGGCTCGCCAGGCCTACCGCAAGTGGGGCGACAAGCTGCCTGGCCACATCAAGACGGCGGCCGAGCGCACGCCAGATGCCGAGTTCCCGTTCCTGCACTGCGTCAAGCCGCGCGAGGATCTTGACGTGCGGCGGATGGACTACCGCGGCATGCCGTTCGCCAGCTACTTCGTTTGCGTCGACAGCAGGATGATCTTGGGGGAGGGCGGGTTCCGCGTGTTCCCTTACTGCGTCGGTCGCTACTCCGTGACGGCCGGCGAGGTCTATGGCCGCTCGCCCATGATGACGGCTCTGCCCGACGTCAAGATGCTGAACGAGATGAACAAGACCACCATGCAGGCCGCGCAGCTCGCTGTGCTGCCGCCCATGCTGGCCGCTCGTGATGGCATCCTTGACGCGATCCGCCTGACGCCCGCGGCGATCAACTATGGCGGCGTTGATGACCAGGGCCGGCAGATGCTGCAGCCGCTGCGCCTGGGCGAGAACCTGCCCGTTTCCATCGAGCTGATGGATCAGAAGCGCAAGGTCGTGCAAGACGCGCTGTGGAACACCCTGTTCCAGATCCTCGTGGACAACCCGAGCATGACGGCTACCGAGGCCATGCTTCGCGCCCAGGAGAAGGGCGCCCTGCTGGCGCCGACGGCCAGCCGCACCGAGTCCGAGTTCCTGAATCCGATGATCACCCGCGAGCTGCAGCTGCTCGAGGATGCCGGCATGCTGCCCGAGAAGCCAGAGAAGCTGCAGGGCCAGGCCTTCATCGAGGTCGAGTACACGTCGCCTCTCGAGCTGGCCCGGCGTGCCCAGGAAGGCGTGGCCATCCTGCGTGCGGTCGAGCAGCTGGCGCCGCTGGCCCAGGTGCTGGGGCCCGAGGCCTACAAGCGCGTGAACGTCGACGAGGCGTCGAAGGTGATCTTCGAAGTCAACGGCGTGCCATCCAAGGTGCTCTACTCCGACGACGAGATGGCCGCCATCGACGAGCAGAAGGCCCAGCAGGCCGAGATGCAGCAGGTGCTGCAGGCTGCACCGG